CAATAGAATATATATCAATACAAGAAATTAAAGATTGCATACAAAAAACAATATCAAAAACTCTTGCTAATATAATTATTGCAGAGTTAGAAAATTCTATAAATATTTTAAAAAATAGTTTTAAAAATTTTAAATGTAGAGAATTAGATTCCATTGTAAGAGATAATCTTGAATGGATATTTGATTATAAAATACTAGATGATATTGTTACCCAATTTTCTGATAAATCCTATCGCAGGATTGTCTTTTATCGAAAAAAGATAAAAGATATATTAATTACTTCACAAGCCAGAGCATCTCCAAAAAGAGATTATTTTTCTAACATAGAAAGGCTCGAACTTTTCTTCAACAATCTTATTCTTTTCAACTGCAAAGTTAAATGTAATACAAAAAAACATTTAAAAATTTTTTGCACTAATTAGGATGAAAAAACGTCCTATTTTCACTCTTTAAAAAAATATTTTCCTTTTATTTTCAATGTTTTTATAACTTTTTCTCGCGTGATAACAATGTATAGCACTGCATTCCTAAAACTGAAAATATTATTATTTGCTTTTAATATGCAGTAAGAAAAAACAAAATAGAACCAGGAGAGAGCTATGAATGAAATAATTGAATTAAGTTTACTTAAAGAAGTAGAGAATAATCCAAGAATTATAACTACTGAACAAGTAGAAATATATAAAAATATTCTTCAAAGATTTGGAAACATTATTCCAGTTATTATTGATGAGAATAACTATGTTGTAAGTGATTATGCAAAGATAAAAGCTGCAACAGAACTAGGAATAAAAGAAATTAATTGTATCAGAATTAACAATCTTTCAGAAAATGAAGTTCAAACAATAAGAATAGCAGAAACAAGAGCAATAGAACTTGGGAAATGGGATTACCAAAAATTATTTGATGAACTTTCAAAAATTGGAGAAGATTTTAAACTGACAGGCTTTGATTTAGATGAAATATTAGAGCAATTACCAGCAGAAGCACTTGATATTAATGGAATTGATGAAATAGATGTTCCTGAACTTCAAGATGAAGCTTTTACAAAACAACAAGATATTTGGCTACTTGGAAATCATCGTTTAATGTGTGGAGATTCTACCAAATTAGAAGATGTTAAAAAATTAGTAAACAATGAAGTTATTGATTTATTAGTAACAGACCCACCATACAATGTTGATTATCAAGCAGCGAATGGACAAAAAATAAAAAATGACAATATGAATAGTGAGAATTTTTATAGATTTTTACTAGCTTTTTATAAAAATGCTTATGAAGTGATGAGGGCAGGAGCAGGATTTTATATATTTCATGCAGACTCTGAAACAAAAGCATTCCGTGGAGCATTAATAGAAGCAGGTTTTAAAATTTCTCAATGTCTAATATGGGTTAAAAATCAATTTATACTTTCTAGGCAAGATTATAACTGGAAGCATGAGCCTTGCCTTTATGGTTGGAAAGAAGGAGTAAAACACTTTTTTATAAGAAATTTTACTCAGAATACAATTCAAGAAATTTACTCAAAAAGTGAAAGTATGTCAAAGAAAGAATTACAGGAAACTTTAAAAAATATTTTAGAAGAGTATACAACAATTATCAGAGAAAATAAGCCATTGAGAAATGATATTCATCCAACGATGAAACCAATCAGGCTTATATCAAAGTTAATACATAATTCAAGCAAAGAAAATTGGAATGTTTTAGATTTGTTTGGTGGCTCTGGAAGTACTTTAATAGCTGCTGAACAACTAAAAAGAAAAGCATTTTTAATGGAATTTGATGAAAAGTATGCTGATGTAATTGTTAAAAGATATGCTGAAATGGGCAAAAAGGATATAAAACTTTTAAGAAATGAGAAAACTTATAGTTGGAATGAAGTTAAAAATGAACTCTATGCTGGTGATGTAACATGAAAAAAGAAACATTTTCAAAAGAACAACTAACTGTAATGGAGATTTATATTGAACTTGAATTAACTAAGTTTAGTACAAAGAAGAAAGATTTATATTCTGAAATCCAAAAAAGAACTAAATATAATCTAAATACAATTACAAGTTGGATTAGAAGATATTTAGAAAAATACAAGAAAATTAGAGAAGAAATTCAAGAAGAAAAAAATGCAAGGATATGCAATTTTGAGGGCTTGACAGAAAAACAATCAAAATATGTCATGTTTAGAATGTGTGGATTTAGAAAAGAAGAAGCAAAAACAAAAGCAGGATATAGTGAAAAGACTAAGGTTGCAAATATTGAAAAGAATCCAAAAGTTGCTAATAAGCTAACAGAACTAAGAGAAGATTTATTCGCTGATGTAAGGTATGGAGTAATGGCTAATCTTAGTGCTTTGGCAACAATTAGAGAAAGAGGAATTAATGGAGTTGATGTTGTAGAGTACACAGATGCCTCAACACCTGATGGACATGAGATAACTAAGACTGTTACTAAGCAGTATCAATATGTAGCAGCAGTAGCTGCAACCAAGGTCATAAATGACATACTTGGCTATAAGATAACTGATGAGCTGAAGCTAGAAGAAGCAAAGAAAAAAGAAAAAGAAAAGCAACTCGTTCTTCTGGAATAAGGTACTGTCAGAGAAAAACTTAGTTAGAGGGTCCAGGAGGCTCGAACTCTGTCAAATTTTGAAAAATTTTCAACCTTGCCAAAAATATTTTGACATACGCGAAAGGAGAAAAAATGCAGGAGATATTAGCAACTGAAAATAGATTAGCTAAAATCTTTCAATTTTCAGAAAGAAAAGTTAGAGAGTATTTCAAAACTGCAAGAGTATCACCTGGAAAATATAATTTTATCCAAGCAGTTGAAATATTTGTTGAAAAAAATTCTGGAAAAGATGAAGCAGCAGAATTAAAAAGAGCTGAAAAAGATTTAAAAGAATTTAAGTTAAAAATTTTAAAGAAAGAGTACCACTCTGAAAAAGATGTAATAAGAATTGTATCTGATATGAATTATAGAATTAAATCTAAATTGATAACAATTCCTAAAAAAGTAAGTATTTTAATTTTAAATAAAAGTAATCAACTAGAAGTTGAAAAAATTTTAAAAGAAGAAATAAATAATGTTTTAGAAGAATTAACTGAATATAGTTATCAAGAAGAACAAGAAATAGGAGAAATAGATGGTTAGTTCTCACACTAAAAGATTAATAGAAAATATTGTAAAAGAAGTTCTAGCACCAGCAGAAGATTTAACTGTTGCTGAATGGGCTGATAAATATAGAATTTTATCAAGAGAAAGTGCAGCAGAAGCTGGAAAATGGGATACAAATAGAACTCCATATATGAAAGAAATTTTGATGTGTATTACTGACATAGAAACAAAAAAAATAACTATGATGTGTTCTGCACAAATAGGTAAAACAGAAATGTTACTTAATGTATTAGGAAGATATATGCATCTTGATCCTTGTCCTATTCTATTTGTTCAACCAACAGTAGATGATGCTAAGTCATTTTCTAAGGAAAGAGTTGAACCAATGATTAGAGATACTACTATCTTAAAAAAATTAATAAGTAAAACTAATAAAAGAGAAGAGGGGACTGTTCAAGAAAAAATGTTTCCAGGTGGTTATGTAAGATTTGTTGGAGCTAATTCACCATCAGGATTAGCAAGTAGACCAATAAGAATAACTTTACTTGATGAAATAGACAGATTTCCACTTTCAGCAAGAAAAGAAGGAGATCCAGTAAAACTTGCTGAAAGGAGAACTAATAACTTTTATGATAGTAAAAATATAAGAGTTTCCACTCCCACAGATGATGCAACTTCTAAAATTCAATTATTGTATTTGGCAAGTTCACAAGAAGAATGGTGTTTACCTTGTCCAGTTTGTGGAGAATATCAACCATTGGATTTTGAACAAATAAAATATTTAGATTTAGAAGAGCCTGAACTTGAATGTAAATTTTGTGGACATAGTTCACAAGAAAAAGAATGGAAAAGCAAAAGACAACTTAATGGAAAATGGATAGCAAAATTTCCAGGTGAAAAAGAACATAGAGGATTTCATTTAAATGCTCTAGCTTCTCCTTGGGTAACTTGGAAAGAAATTGTAAAAGAATTTCTTGAAGTAAAAGATGATGATTTTCAGTATAGAACCTTTATGAATACTGTACTTGGAAAAACATTTTCAGTCAATTTGGAAGCTGCAATGGATTATGAAGCTATCTATGAAACAAGAGAAGATTATGGAGCTGAACTACATGATGATGTGATTATATTGACAGCAGGTGTTGATGTTCAAGATAACAGACTTGAAGTTGAGGTTGTTGGTTGGGGTTATGAATATGAAAGTTATGGAATAATGTACAGAGATTTTCCAGGAGATCCTGGTAAAGAAGAAGTATGGCAACAATTAGATACATTTTTAAAAAAGAAATTTTATTTTAAAAATAAGAAATATCTAATGATTGCTGCAACTCTTATAGACTCTGGTGGACACCATACAGGAAGTGTTTATAAATATGTTTATAAAAAAGAAAAAAGAGGAATTTATGCAATTAAAGGTCAAGGAGCTTGGGGAGTTAATATTCTGAATGGATTTAGAAAAACTACTAAAAAAGGAGCTCCACAAATTAATTTGCTTAGTTTAGGAGTTAATGCTTTAAAAGATTTGACATATTCCAGACTTTCAATTTTAGAGGGAGCAGGAAAGTGTCATTTTCCAAAAGCAAGTACACAAGGTTATGGAATAGATTATTTCAAAGGTTTAACTGCTGAAGTAAAAGTAAAAAAATCTACTCCAAGAGGTATGAAAATAGCTTGGGAAATACTTGATGGAAGAAGAAATGAACCACTAGATTTAAGAAATTATAATACAGCTGCAATTGAGTTAATTCCAATAGATTTACATGATAAAAAATACAATAGAAAAGGAGCAAGAAAATGAGTTTTACAGTAGAACAATGTCAAGCACATTTAGATGCTTGGTTAGAAGCCGACTTAGCTGTTTCAAAGGGACAAAGTTATACGATTGGGAAAAGGGTACTTACAAGAGTTAATGCAACAGAAATTGCAAAAAATATAAGAATTTGGGAAGATAGACTACAACAAGCAAAAAGAAGAAGTTCAGGACCTAGGACAATTCAAATAATTCCAAGATAGGAGGAAAGATGAATATTTTAGATAAACTAATTGGCTATATTAGTCCTAGAAATGGTATTAATAGGCTAAAAGATAGAAAAATATATAATCTTGCAAAAATAGAGCAAGGTTATTCAAATAAAGATGATCCTGTTTTAGAAAATTGGAGAGTTTCCCCAAATAGTCCTGATGAAGATATTTTATATAGTCTTGATGATTTGAGAGCAAAATCAAGAAATTTGTATATGAACAATGATCTTGCTGGGGCTGCTCTAAAAAAGATGAGAACAAAAACTGTTGGAAGTGGATTACTTCCTAAACCAACAATAAATTATACATATCTAGGTATAGATAGAGAAAAAGCAAAAGAATTAGAAAGAATTATAAAAAACAAGTTTAATGCCTGGGCTTTATCACCAAATTCAGATGCAAGTAGAATGTTTAGTTTTTATGGATTACAATCTTTACTTCAATTAAGTTGGGTAATGAATGGAGATGCCTTTGCAATTCCATTAAGAAAAAAAAGAAAAGGTGTTGACATAGAATTATGTGTGCAATTACTTGAGGCTGATAGAGTTATGAATCCTCCTGGTGCAAATCTTCAAACAAGAGCTGGAGTAGAATTTGATGAAAATGGAGAACTAAAAAATTATTATATAGCTACTTCTCATCCAGCAGATACTTTAAATTATTCTATAAAGGCTTATCCAGCATTTAATAGCTTAGGAAGAAAAAATATTTTACATATTTTTGAGCCTGAAAGAATTGGACAAAGAAGAGGAGTTCCTATATTAGGACCAATTATATTTTCATTAAAACAATTAGGTAGATATAAAAGTTCAGAACTTACAGCAGCTGTAATTAATGCAATGATAGGTCTTATAGTGGAAAGTGAAAGTGCAGATGATGAAGGATTTGCTGGAAATTTTGGAACACCTATGGATGAAGATGATGAAAGAACAATTGAAAGCAGAAAAAGAAAAGAAGAAAAGATAACTTTAGATCATGGAACTTTAGTTGTAGGAAAACCAGGAGAAAAAATAAAGGAATTTGCAACTAATAGACCAAACAAGCACTTTAAAGATTTTGTTGAAGCAATATGTGAAGAGATAGGTGCAAATTTAGAAATAAGTAAAGAAGTTCTAATGTCAAGTTTTAAAAATTCTTATAGTGCTGCAAAAGCATCACTAGAAGAAGCACATCAAAGATTTCAAGTTTCAAGAAAAATTTTAGAGAGAACTTTTTGTCAACCAATTTATGAAGAGTTCGTTTTAGAACTTATAAGAAACGGAGAAATAGATTGTCCTGGATTTTTTGAAGATGAGTCTATTCGTTATGCTTTTACTCGTTGTATTTGGGTTGGTGCAGGGAAATCATCATTAGACCCTTTAAAAGATGCAAATGCTAACTCAAAAGAATTAGAAAATTATACAACAAGTAGAAGTATTATATCTGCTACAAGTGGATATGATTATGAAGAAATCTTTAGAGAAAGAGCTGAAGAAGAAAAAGAATTAGCTCTTCTTGAAAGAGAATTAAAAATCATTCGTAAGGGGGTGAAAGAAAATGGAAAGAACTCATAAAAATAATTTCTTTGAAATAAAAAATCTGAATGAAAATACTGCTGAAATTAGAATATATGGAACTATTACAAAATGGGCTTGGGAAGAATATGGAGAAATTAGTTCAGCTAATTTTGCCAAAGAGTTACAAAAACTAAAAGATGTTTCTCATATAAATTTAAGAGTTAATTCTCCTGGTGGAGATGTCTTTGAAGCTAGTGCAATTTATAATCTTTTAAAAGATTATGCAAAAGTAAACAATGTTGAAATTACAGGATATATAGATGGTTTAGCTGCAAGTGCAGCAAGTTTTTTAGTTTTATGTGCTACCAAGGTAATTATGGGAACTGGAGCATTGTATATGATACATAATCCTTTGACCTCTGCCTATGGAAATGCTGAAAAATTAAAAAAACAAATAGAACTATTAGATACAGTAAAAGAAGCTATTCTAGATATTTATTGTACTAAATCAAAATTAAGTAGAGAAGAAATATCTGAAAAGATGAATGGTGAAAAGTGGTATCGTGCTAGCGAAGCACTTGAAGCTGGTTTCGTTGATGAAATTACTGAAAATGATAATTCATTAGAAAATATTAAGAATATCTCAAATGAATTACACATTGAAAACTTTATAAATCAAGATTTATTAAAAGAAAAATTAAGAGAAATTGAAAATATAAAAAAAATAGGAGGAAAAAATATGGAAAAAACTATACAAGAATTAATTAATGAACATCCAAAATTAATGAATGATTATAAAAATCAAATCATTAATGAAATTGGAAATAGTGAAAAGGAGAAGATAGAAGCTGCAATAAAATCTGAAAGAGAGAGAATAAAGGAACTTGATAAAATCCCAACTTTAAATGATAAGCAAAAAGAAATTATCAATAAGGCAAAATTTGAAGATCCAAGAGAACCAAAAGATATTATGGCAGAATTTTTTATCTCAAATGCAAATAAAGCAGATCAAGAAATCCAAGCAGCTAAAGATGACATATTAAAAGCAGGATTAGATAGAATAATTCCTTCTAATTCAGATATGGGTGATAATTCGGTAGAAGATGAAATATATAAAGCAGCATTAAATGCATACAATGATGAAGAAAAATAGGAGGTAAAAATGAAAAATAAAATTTATTCAGCAACTGATGTAAGAATATTTCAAGGAAGTTTTCCTGTTGAAACTATAAATCAAACATTAAAGACAAAAGTAGAAGCTGGTGATGTTATTGCATTAGACAATTCAAAGAATTTTGGGAAATATGATGGAACAACATACACAAGTGTTTATGGAGTTTCTTATGAAACTATAGAACAACCTGGTGATGTTACTGTAATTTTAACAGGTGGTCTTGTAAAAGACTTTGTTAAATTTAATAACAAAGAAAAAGAATTAACAATTGAACTTAGAAAATTAGGAATATTTGTAAAATAGGGGGAATGTAAATGTTAGGATTATATACACCAAAAACAATAAGAAAAGTTAGAGAAAATGTAGAAGTAAAAAGAAATTTTTTAACAGAATTATTTTTTAAAAAAGGTTCAACAGTTCCAACTGAAGAAATAATTTTAGAATATACAAAAGCTGGGGAAGCAGTCGCACCATATTTGACACCTTTAGAAGCAGGTAGACCTGTATATTCAAGAAGTAAAAAGTCAAATGTAATTATAGCTCCTTCAATAGGACCTGAATACTCATTAACACCAAAAGATATGTTTATAAGAGAAGCTGGTCAACCTATTGAAAATTACAACCCAGCAAAAATGGTTGGTGAAAAAATTGGAAGAGTTTTATTAGACCAAGAAAATTATATTACTAACAAAATTGAATTAATGGTTTCACAATTTTTAACAACTGGAATTGTTAAATCAGGAGATAAAGAAGCAGAGTATGAAGTCAACTATGAACTTGGAAATAAAATCACATTAGATAGCACACATAAATGGGGTGCTGCTGGAGTAGAACCTTTATTCAGTTTAGAAGAAATGATTAAAAAGGGTGAAGAAAATGGTTTAAAAACTGAAAATATAATTTTAGGTTCAAAAGCAGCTCAACTACTAAGAAAATCAGAAGAATTTAAAAAAGCTATTTCAAAAGATTTACAAAATGAATTTGTAAAAAAAGTTTTAAGAATACATCCAGGTGTTATTTGGCTAGGCACATACACAACATATGGAGTAGAACTATTTTCTTACAGTAGAAAAGTAATAGGTGCTGATGGAAAACCAATACAATTAATGCCAACAAATATGGTTGTAGGTGGAGCTTCACAAGGAGAAATTTTATATGCTCCTATTGTCTTTATGTCTGAAGGAATTATTCATATGGCAAAAAGATATTCAAATTTAGATACAACAAATCCAAAAGTTGCAAAAATTACTACAGAGTCGAGACCAGTATTACAACCTTGTGATGTGGATACTTACTTTTCTTATGTGGTATGTGATGAATAATAGATAGAGAGCTTATGCTCTCTATCAAACAAAATTAGGAGGATATATGAAAATAAAATTTGAAAGAATGTATGGAGAACATAAAATAGGGGATATTGCTGAATTTGAAAAAGGTGAAGAATTAAATTATATTCTAGCAACAAAAACAGCATTAGTTATGGAAGATGATGATTTCGGGAATACCGAAATAGAAAATAATAAAAATGAAGAAACAGAAGAAATAGAAACAGAAGAAATGGAAGATAGTTTAGAAGAAGCTAATGAAATAGGAAAAAATGGAAAAAATAAGAAGAAATAAAGGATCTAAAAATGAACTTTAAAGAGCAACTAAAAGAAGATATAAAAATTTTTCTAAATTTAGATGAATTTGGAGAAGAAATAACTATTCAAAATAAAAAATATATTGGAGTTATGGAAAGACCTGATAATGAAAGCAATAAAAAAGAATATGAAGGAATTTCTAAAGAAATAGACTATATACTTTACTTAGAATATGAGGAAGAGTTAGAAAAATATATATCTGGAAAACAAATAGATGTAAATAATGGAACATTTGAAGTTTATAGATCGTATAAAGAAGAAAGCTTATTTATTATAGAACTTCAAGAAAGGATAGGAATTTAATGCAACATTTTTTGGAAGTAAAAAATTTGGAATTGGCTCAAAATATGTTGAAAACTATTCCTAATGGAATTGAAAGAGCTATCACTGGAACTATTAATAGAACTCTTAGTAAAGTAAAAACTGAAATAAAAAATAAAGCAACTTCTGAATACAACATAAAAAAGAGTGATATTGAAAGTAAATTAAATTTAACAAAAGCTACTTTTTCTATATTGAGAGGAACAATAAGTGCTAAAACACCAAGATTAGCACTATCTAAATTTTTAACTTCTCAATCTAAAAATAAAATAAAAGTAAAAGTAAAAAAGAGTGAGAGTTCTAAAATAGTAAAAGGAAAGAATGAATATACTGGGAAGCCTTTTATTGCTACTATGAAAAACGGACATAAAGGGATATTTCAAAGAAAAAATAGTGAAAAATTTCCAATTAAACAATTATATACAATAGGAATTTCTGAAATGTTAGGATCTGAAAATGTTTCAAGTTATGCAGTTGAGAAAGGTGAAAAATATTTGGATGAACTTTTATTAAAGGAAGTTGAAAGAATATTGAAAGGATATATTTAATGATAAATATTAAGAATTTAGAAGAGAGTATAAAAAAGTTAATACTTCCAATTGTAAGCGAAAAGAAATACAAAGCATATAAAAGTGAGGAGTCAAAAGAATTAAAAATATATACTGGTTTACTTCCACCCGATCCAGAAGAAACCATACTTCCAGCAATAACGATAAGAACAAAAAAAATTAAGAATTCGTTAGAGAAAAAGGTATTAACTATAATAATATCTACAGGTATTTTTGACAAAGATGTTGAAAAAGGATATGAAGAAATCTCCGAATTAACTCAAAAGATATTTGATGAAATTCAAAAAATTGGAATAATTGATGATAAATTTGAAATTCTTCCTGAAGCTGAATGGGAATTTCCAGAGGAACAACCAATTCCATTTTATGTAAGTTTTATTTATATAAATATTGTATATGAAAAAAATTATAGAATAGATGGTGATAATTGGATTAATGGAGGTGATTGAATTGGCTAAGCCTGTTCAAAAAAATGAAGAAGATATAAAAAATGAAATAACTGAGGAAGTAAATAATGAAATAATAGAAGAAGTAAATAATGAAATAAAGGAAGAAAAGAAAGAAGAAAAGAAAGTAGAAGAAAATTTACAAAAAATATATATTGGTCCAACAATAGCTGCTTTCTCTTTACAAGAAAATACAATTTTTGTAAATGAATATCCATTTAATGTGCAAGAAGCAATTAAAAAATATCCACTTACAGAAAAATTATTTATAAATGTAGAAGATTTAAAATCAAGAAATAATGAGTATTATAAAACACTTTATAATACTTTAAATAATGAATTAAGGGGGAATATAAATGGCATTTAATCATGGTATTACAGCAACTGAAACTCCTACAAAACTAATTGCAGCAGTTAGCGATAGTATAACTCCAGTATATGTAGGAACTGCTCCAATAAACTTATGTAAAACAAGAAACATAAATGAACCTATTTTATGTAGCTCTTATGCAGAAGCAGTAGAAAATTTTGGATTTTCAGAAGATTTTGAAAAATATACATTATGTGAAGCAATTGATGTTCATTTCTCAAAATTTAACATAGGTCCAATTATTTTAATAAATGTTGTAGATACAACAAAGCATACAAAAGAAGTAGCAAATAAAACAATCAATTTTGTAGATGGAAAATACTTGATAGAGGATATTGGAGTTTTACCTGAAACTGTTGTTATAACTACATCATTTGAACATACAAAAAGTTTTAATGACAAAGGGCAACTAGTTTTAATTCCAAATGAAACAAAGACAGATCCTATTGAAGTAAAATACACCATGCTTGATTTAGAAAAAGTAAAAGAAACAGATATTATTGGTGGAATAGATGGAGCAACTGGAAAGAAAAAGGGGTTAGAAGCAATTGCTGAAGTCTTTCCTAAATATAGAAAAGTTCCTAGCTTAATTTTAGCACCAAAATATTCTAGTAGTTCAACTGTTGCAGCAGTAATTGAAGCAAAAGCAAGAAAAATAAATGGACATTTTCAAGGTCTTGGACTTGTTGATTTAGATACATCAAAAGTTAAGAAATATGGAGATACTGTTGCAAATAAAAATACAAATAATATCTCATCTACTTTTTTAGATGTAAGTTGGCCAAAAATTTCTTTAGGAAAACAACAATATAATATCTCTACTCAAAAAGCAGCATTAATCCAAATGTTAGCAAAAGACAATGAAGATATTCCGTATAAATCACCTTCAAACAAAAATATAAAAGGTGACGGAGCAGTTCTTATTGATGGGACTCCAATAAGACTTGGACTTGATGAAGCAAATTATTTAAATAGCCAAGGAATTTCTACAATTATAAATTGGACTGGTGGTTGGAGATTTTGGGGTAATAGAACATCTTGTTATCCAGCTGTATCTGATCCTAAAGATGCATTTATAGTAAGTAGAATGATGTTTAACTGGGTTATCAACTCTCTTGTTTTAACATACTGGCAAAAGATTGATGAACCAACAAATAAAGTATTAATAGAAACAGTAACAGACAGTATAAATATTTGGTTAAATGGTCTTGTTGCAGCAGGTAAATTAATAGGTGCTAGAGTTGAGTTTAGAAGAGAAGATAATCCTCTAACAAGTTTAATTGATGGAAAAATTAAATTTAAACTATATTTCACACCAGCACTTCCAGCTGAAGAAATTAAATTTGATTTAGAAATTGATGTTACATATTATGAAAAATTATTTTAGGAGGTAAAAATGGCTAAAACAATAGGAATAATCCCTGAAAAAATAATAAATTATAAATGTTTTATAGATGGGGAGATGTCACCAACAGCTTTAGTTGATGTTGACTTACCAGATATACAATTTATGTCTGAAACAATTAGTGGAGCTGGGATAGCAGGAGAAATAGACTCACCAACATTAGGACATTTTTCAGCATTTGAAATTGGAATGAATTTTAGAACATTAATAAAAGATAATTTTAAAACATTTTCTCAAAAAGTATATGCTTTAGAGTTTAGAGCAGCAACTCAATCTACTGACATGAGTGGTGGTCAAATAAATAAAGGGAAATTAAAAATTTCTACAAGAGTAGTTCCAAAAAGTTTAGGATTAGGAAAATTAGAAGTTGGAAAACCTTCAGGTTCTAACCAAAAATTTTCATGTAACTATTTGAAAGTTGAAGTAGACAATGAAACAGTCTTAGAAATAGATAAAATTAATATGATTTTCAATGTAAATGGTGAAGATTTATTAGCAGAAGTTAGAGATGCAATAGGAATGTAGGGGGAAAAAATGACAAAAATAAAGAACAAAATAAGATGTAAAAAAGATGATCAAGATATTGAAATATCTGAAATAAATATAACAAAAGATATGCTTTGTCCAAAACATCTTTTAGAAGCTGAAAAAGAATTTTTATTAATGGGTGGAATTTTTCCACAAGGTGGAATGGAAGAATCAAAACATTATCTAGCAATATTAGCAACCAAAATATTGGGCTGTTCTTATGATGATTTAGTTGAAAAACTCTCTGGAAATGAATTTTTAGAGGTTACAAATCAAGTTAAGGGTTTGTTCGATGGCTTGGGATTAGAAGCACTAGTTTCAAAGATCTTAGAAAAACAATCTTAATCCTAAGCAAAGAAAGTAAATCTGGGATAGAATTTTTCTTAAATATCTCATTTCAAGAATTTTTTGAATGGACAACAGATATGGGAGAAATTCTTGAAAGACAAACACATATATAAAATAAGTGGTTGCTTTTTGATGAGATTTGTTATAAAATCTTGTTAAGAGGTGATGAATATGTTAAAAGCTATAAAAGATTGGTATAATAGACAACAAGCTATATCAAATAAATATAGAAAAGAAGCAATACAAAATTTTACAGAAGCAGGAATAACTGTAGAGAACATCAAAAAAATATTTTTCAAATTTATTCCAATAATTGTAACTTTCGCAATAGTTTTTTCTATATGTAATTATATTGCTCCATTTTTTCTAATCATTCTTATACTTTTTATTATAGCAATAATTAGCATATTTCAATTAATTTTTTAAAAAATAAAAGATAAAGTTAAAACCACTTATCAAAAAAAAAGATAAGTGGTTTTTTTTATTTGCTTGGAGGAGTTATGAAAGAAATTGGAATTTCTTTTGGAATAGGAGCAGCATTAGGAGCAGGATTTGTAAAAACATTCTCAACTGCAAGTAAAGGAATTTCTGGTCTTAACCAAGAAATTATAAAATTACAAAGAACTCAAAAATTATTAGAAAAATATGATGGAGATAAAAAAGCATTAAAAGAAAAAATCGAAGTTATAAAAAAAACTAAATTAGCAATAGCTGAGCTCAAAAAAAGCATGAAAGATGAGAAAAATCAGACAACTGAAAATGCAAAAGCATTACAAAATTTAGAAAAAAAATTAAATTCATTAAATAGTTCTTATTCAACCGAGCTAAAACATGTGAGGGAAACAGCAAAAGTATTGAGAGATAAAAAGGTAGATATAAGTAACACAGCAAAAACATATAAGGAACTTCAAAAAGAAATAGATAGAGCTAATGAAGCAAGTAAAAGATTTGCAAAAGCTGAGGCATCTAAACAAGTAGCTGACAAATTTTCAAAAATAGGTGGTACTTCTATAAAAATGGGAGCTGCTGGAGTTGGATTACTATATAAACCTGTTCAACAAGCAATAAGTGCTGAAAGTAACTTTGCTGCTGTAAAAAAACAATTTGATTTTAAAGATAAAGCTGAAGAAGAAAACTTTAAAAAAGAGCTTCATAAGATTATTACTGAAAAGAAAATAGCAATTGGACTTGATGAATTATATGCAGCAGCTGCTAATGCTGGACAAACAGGATTAAATAAAGATGAAGCTATCCAATATATAGAACTTGCCTCTAAAATGGGAATGGCTTTTGATATGAATAGAGAAGAAGCTGCCAATGCTATGTTTAATATGAGAAACTCTTTAAATTTATCTTATGATGGGCTAGTTGAACTTACAGATAGAATAAACTATCTAGGAGATAAAACAGGAGCTAGTGCTTCAGCAATAACAGATTTTACTAATAGAGTTGGAAGTATCGGAAAAGTTGCAGGATTTTCAGAAAAACAAGTTGCAGCTCTTGGAGCTTCATTAATTGAACAAGGGATGGAAGCAGAAGTTGCAGCAACAGGTGCAAGAAAAATACTTGTAGCTTTAAGTAAAGGAAATGCCACTACAAAAAATCAAGCAGAAGTTTATAAATCTTTGGGAATAGATCCTGTTAAATTAGCTAAGATAGCACAAGAAGATAGTGAAAAAGCATTGTTTATGGTTTTTAATGAGATTAAAAAGAAAAGCAAAGATGAACAAACTGCTATTTTAACTCAACTATTTGGTCAAGAAGGTTTAGATGCAGGCTCTAAATTCTTAACCAATATGGATAAGTTAAAAGAGAATTTAAATAAAGTAAATGGAGATGAAGCTAAGGGAAGTGTAGATAAAGAAGCTGATATAAAAAGAGGAACAACTGAAAATCAACTTGCAATAACTATGGGAAAATTAAGTATAGCTGGAAGTCAATTAGGAGCATTATTACTTCCTGAAATAAATAAAATAATTACTGGATTTTCAAATTTATTGACAAAAATAACAGAGTTTCAAAGACTGCATCCTGAAGGTTTTAAAACCTTTATGAAAATTTTTGGTTATGGTTCAGTAGCACTATTAGGATTTGGAAGTGCTTTAAAACTTATTTCAGGTGGAATAAATATGTATTCTAACTACATGAAAATAGCTGGTTTTATGACAGAACATAAATTTGGAACAAAAATATTTTCTGTTGGAAAAAAACTATTAGGTGGAGTTGGAAAAATTGCAAAAGGGTTCAAGGCATTAAGCCTCACTGTTTTAGCAAGTCCTGTTACTTGGATAATTGCAGGAATTTTAGCTTTAGTAGCTGCAGGCTATTTATTATATAAAAATTGGGATACTGTAAAAGCTAAAGCTATTGAATTAAAAGATAAAGTAGTTGGACTTATTGATAAGTTTTGGTTTTTAATGGGTCCTTTAGGTTGGATTGCAAAAGCTGGAATAACAGTATATCGTAACTGGGATACTATTAAAGAAAAAGCAGGAGAACTAAAAGATAAAATAGCAAATATGGTTACTAATATTCTTTTAAAATGGGATAATTTCAAGGCTGCTACAAAAGAAATCTTAGGAAATGTTTTTAAATGGATGGAAGATAAATGGAACAGCATTAAAGAAGTAGGAGCAGCAGTAGCAGACTTTTTTATTGGAATATTTGATAAAATCAAGAGTGGATTTGAAACTGTTGTTGGATGGGGGAAAAAGATATTATTTATAGGTTCTGATGAAGAAAAAGCTCCACCAGGAAGAAGAGGCTATTCACAAACTAATATAAAAACATATTCTTATGGAAGTAGAGGAGATATACCAAAATATGCTTTAGGTGGAATTGTAACTTCTCCTACTCTTGCTTGGGTTGGAGAAGGTGGAAGTTCAGAGTCAATTATTCCTCATGATAATAGTCAAAGAAGTTTGAATTTATGGGAAAAGACTGGGAAATTAATAGGTGCATATGAAAGTAGTAATAACTCTAGTTCCTTTACTTTTACATACTCACCAGTTATTTATGCAAATGATAGTCAAAATATAGATAACACTCTAAGGAAAAATAAAGATGAAGCCTTTGATGAGTTTAAAAATATGATGAAAAAATATGAAAGAGAAAATATACGGAGAGGCAATGGAAGATAAATGGAATTATTATACAACCAAAGATGGAGATACATGGGATAAAATCTCATACCTATTATATAAAAATTCTAAATTTATTCATTACTTGAATTTATGGAATGAAGAATATTCAGAGTATTTTATTTTTCCAGCAGGAATAGTTTTAAAATACAAACAAATTGATATGAAAGGTTCAAATGTACCTCCTTGGAGAAGATAAATATGGAAATTGATTTAAAAAAGATTGATACTTTTGACTTTACAAAAGAAGTTGAAAATGCAAGAAGAACTGAAATAACAATATTTTATGAAGGTAAAAATATAACAAAAGAAATTCATAGTCAACTTACTTCATGTTCTCAAAGTGATTCTATAAATCAATTAGATACATTAGAACTTACTTTAGAAAATAGAGATATGTTGTGGATATCATCTTGGATGCCTCAAAAAGGCGAAACATTAAAAGCATTATTAACACTAAAACATTGGGAAAAGGATTTAGAAATAATAACACATGATATGGGATTGTTTTATATAGATACTGTTGATTTTAGTGGTCCTCCTGATGTTGTTAATATAAAAGCTATTTCATTTGATATAGCATCGGATATTGTTGATAAAAAAGAAAATAAGGTCTGGGAAAATGTAACATTTAAAACAATTCTAAATGAGATTGCAAATAAAAGGAAAATAAAGGCTATTTGTGATATCTCATTTAATAGAAAATATAAAAGAATTGAACAGAAATTACAATCAGATTTTGACTTTTTGAAGAAATTATCTGAAGAAGCAGGAATAAATTTGAAACTATTTGATAACAAAATTATAGCTTTTGAAGAAGAAGAGTATGAAAAAAAAGATGTTAAAAAGATTTTTTTTAAAAAGCAGTTAGAAAGTTATAGTTTTTCAACAGAAGATACTGATAGTTATTCAAGCTGTACAATTAGCTATTATAGCTATAAAAATAAAAAGAAAATTGAAAAAACTTTCAAAATAAAAAATAGAAATTCCTATAAAAAGCATACTAAAAGAAATTTATTTATCAATGAAGATAAACAAGTTACTGGAAAAAATGCTAAAGAAATTGAAAAACAATTACTAGAAATAGCTAAGAAAGCATTAAGAGATAGAAACAAAAAAGAAATAAAAGGGAATATTTCTTTTATGGGAACAACTGATTTAATCTCTGTTGGAGATACAATTCTTTTAAACGATTTTGGAAATTTCTCTGGAAAATATATGATAGATGATTTAAAGATTGATTTTCTATCTTATAAAATAAATGCTGAAATTCATAAAGTCATAGATTTTGAGGTGGAAAATGATTAGATATGGAACTGTAACAAGTATATTTCCTAAAAAAGGAACTATAAAAGTAACATTTGAAGATATAAATATTCCTTCTGTTGAAATTCCTGTTTTACAAGGAAGAACTGAAAAAACAAAACATTATTCATTTCCCAAAATTGGTGAAGTTGGAATTTGTATATTTCCTGAAAATACCTTTAATGGGTTTTATTTAGGTTCTGGATATGATGAAGCAACACCTATACCAGTTGGAGCAGGAGAGGGTATTGAAATAACTGTTTTCAGCGATGGGACTACTATCTCATATGATGAAAAAAAATCTAAATTATATATAAATTGTAAAAACCAAATTGAGATAATTGCTAAAAATATAAAAATAGAATGTCCAAAAACTAAAATTATAGGAGATATAGATATAACAGGTTCAGTGAACATAGAGGGAAATTTAGATGCTAGTGAAGATGTTACAGCCAATGGAATATCTCTAAAAACTCACTTACATAGTGGAGTAAAAGCTGGTGGAGATAATACAGGAGGTCCTCAATGATAGTTGGTAGCTTAGGAAATTATATATTTTTTACAAGTTCAATTTACACAAAAACATATAATTCTTTTTCAAGAAGTATTTCTTCAAGATGGATAGAACATAAAATTATTGGTGAAAAGCCAAAACTACAATTTGATGGACTTGAACTTGAGAGTATAAGCTTTTCTATACATCTAAATAGGTTTTTTAAAGTAGATATAGATAAAGAAAAAAAGAAATTAGAAACTTTTTTAAAAGAAGGAAAGGTTCTAAGACTTATACTTGGTGGTAAAAAGATAGGGAATTATGTTATTACAAGCATTGGAGAAGAACCAAAAGGCTATAATGCTTTTGGAGTTCCAACTAAAATGGATTTAAAAATAGAATTGAAGGAGTATAACTAATGGAAATATATATAGACTCTTCAAAAGAAAAAAATTATAAATTTATTAAAAACAGAACAGAAGAAATTGTTCAAAATATTGAAAATATTATATCAAGAATAAGAGGAAATGTTGTTTTAGCAAGAGAAAAAGGTATTAACTTTAATTACATTGATGAACCAATGGATATAGTTAGTGCAGAAATTATAGCTGATTGTATGGAAGAAATTGAAAGAGAAGAACCTAGATTTAATGTAGAAGAAATAAAAACATTAGAAAATCAAGAATTAGCCAAAATTAAAATTGTTGTTATTGGAGATGTTAAAGATGGATAAATTTACATTCATAGATTTAGATACTAATCAAATAAAAAAAGAAATAAAAAATGGATATGAAGAAATTATGAAAACCAAAATTTCAGCAGGAGATCCAGCTGAAGATTTTATTGATTGGATTGTATATCTAGTATGTACATCAAAAGATTATATGAATTTCATAGGAAAAATGAACTTACTTCAATATTCAAAAGGAAAATATTTGGATGCTTTGGGAGCTCTCATAGATGTTTCAAGAATAACAGAAAAAGAAGCTGAATGTTCAGTAGAATACACTTTTTCTAAAATTTTTGATGAAAGAAGGATAATAGAAAAAGGACATAAAGTAGCAAAAGACAATTTATACTTCGAAAGTACCGAAACAACAATATTAGAACCTGGAAGAAGAACAGTAGTTGGTAAAGTAAAATGCTTAGTACCTGGTTTAATAGGTAATGATATTGAAATTGGAGAAATAAATACAATTGTAGATGATATTCCATATTTACTATCTGTTTCAAATATTACTAAAACATCTGGTGGTGCTGATAGAGAAGATGATGATGCATATAGAAATAGAATAAGATTAAGACCTAGAGCCTTTTCAGTAGCAGGACCTCATGGAGCTTATCAATATTATACATTAACATCACATCAAGATATTAAAGACTCTTATATTTATACTCCTCCATCAACACCTGGAATTGTAAAAATTATTCCACTATTAAAAAATGGAGAATTACCTAGTCAAGAAATATTAGAAAAAATTAAAGAAAAATTAGCTGATGATGTAAGACCATTAACAGATAAGATTGAGATAGAAAAGCCAAAAGTGCAATCATATAACATAGATATAAAATATTGGACTAAAAAAGGAGATAATCCTATTTTAGTGAAAAAAGAAGTAGAAGCTGCTTTCAGTGAATATATCTACTGGCAAAAAGAAAAGCTAGGAAGAGATATAAATCCAAATAAGTTAACTCAATTATTAATATTAGCAGGAGCAAAGAGAGTTGAAATAACAAGTCCTATATTTCAAAAAATAGAAAGAGATACTGTAGCAAAGGAGCTAACAAAGAGCATAAAGTATATAGGTGAGGAAGATGAATAAGTTAGAACATGCAAGTTACACAGCAATATTTCCTGAAAATTTAAAAAAATATAAAAATCTAACAGCATTTTCTAAAAATATTGAAAAAACTTTTAAAACTTATATTATAGATAAAATTCAATATTTAGCACTTTTTTATAATCTTGAAATACAGGAAGATAAAGTATTAGATGAAATTGCTTGGTTCTTTAATATTGATAAATATAGAATTGATCTAGATAGAGAAATCAAAATCAAATTGATAAAGTCTGCATATTGGGTACACTCAAAAAAAGGAACTAAAGCTGCTGTAATTTCTCAATTAAAAAACCTAAATTATGAAATCAAAATTGAAGAATGGTTTGAATATGGGGGAAGACCTTTTACATTTAGACTTATAACAGGAAATGAAAGTAAAGATAAAAACTGGTTAAAAAATGTTTTATCACTTATAGAAGAATATAAAAATGTTAGAAGTATTCTTGAAGCTTTTTATTCATTAAAAGAAAAAAAATATAACTATTATGTTGCAGGATATAAAGAAGTATTTATAACAGCAAAAAAAGTTAATGCTGGAGAAGATAGAGAGATAAATAAAAACATATTCTTAGGAGCATATAAACAAATTAGAAAGGAGATTATAAAATGAAATTTAGTGGATTAACTAAGAAAGGAAGAGCATACCTGGCAAAATGTCAAGCTGCTTCTACTCCAATTCAATTTACAAAAATGAAATTTGGAGATGGAAAACTTATAGATAATGAAAATCCAGCAGATTTGACAGATATAAAAAATATAAAAGTAGAAAAATCAATTTTAAGCAAAGAGTCAAAAGGGGATGCAGTTGTATTAACAACTATTATAGATAATGTTTCACTTGGACAAGGGTATTTCCCAAGAGAAACAGGAATATATGTATTAGATGAAGGTGTAGAAGTTTTATATTTTTACATGAATGATGGTGATGAAACTTCTTGGATTCCACCTGAAGCTGATGGACCACATAGAATGGAAGTAAAAATTAATTTAATTTCATCAAATACAGGCTCTGTTATTGTTCACAATGATGGTAAAGACTTATATATCACAAAAGAGTACTTAGAAGCAAATTACACTCAAAAAGGAGAATATGATGGAACAGCACAAAGTATTGAAGATAGAGTTGTTGCAGCAGTAGGAAAAGAAGATGGAAAATTTCCTTTAACAGAGGCAATACAAGGAAATGTTTATTACTTTTCAGGAAATAAAAAATTCTATATATGTAAAGAAACACAAAATAGAAGAATAAGTGTTCCAAATGAGAAATTTGAAGAGCTGTCTATTTATGAAAATCGTAAGAAATTGGAAAATTTACAAAGATATGAGGTACTAGACAAAACATCTGAAACAAAGTATACATCTCTAATTTTTAGTAAAATAGGTTTAATTGGACATGTCTTTGTAGATGTCCCATCTGGAATTTCAAAAACACTAAGAGAAGGAACATTACTTTTTACATTTCCAAATGGATATAGACCAAAATCATTTAATTTAAAACTTATAATATCTCACCCATCAGGAGCTAATGCAAGAACTAGATATGATGCAAGTACAGGTAAAGTTTACATACTTTCACCTTTAAATATTGCTGAAAGTATGTATTTAGATACAATGTACATTTTAGAAAGTTAATTATATATTTGTAAACTTCTAAGATAAAAACTATGGCTAGGATCAGGTGTTGATTTTAATTGTAAATTATTATCTATTATTCTTATATATGCCCCACTATATCCAAATCCTTGTGTTGAGTTTGTTAAAAAATAATAACCTCTCTCAAATTTTAAAGTATCAGCGTGAAAAGTATAGTTTTTGCTTTTATCTCCAGTTAAATTAAATATAACAATATTTATATATTTATCAGAACTATTTATAATTCCTATATTCTGCCATTGTTGATTTATAAGTATTTTTATATTTCCACTGTCATATTTTTGATTATTAATTTTAAATAAATTTTCCACTGTGGAAATTTTTATACACACAATAATGCAGGGATAACAGTTAGAGATCTGCAAACAACAATAGCTTATATAGCTACTAATTAAATACCTACAACAAGCATTGTCGCAGATTGAACTTCCGAAAGTAAAACACCAGTAGTTGTAGCCCAATCTATACCAAAAGGTACTCCAAGTGTAGCTCCTCCTCCATTATCTGTATAGGATACATAAGGAGGCTCTTTAAAAGTAACGGGGAATTTAAAATTAAATTTAGTTAAAACCTTATCTGTTGTAAAAGATATATGTACAAATTTCAACTCTCCAATTTTATAGACTTTTGCTGAACTAGATGTTAAGCCATTTCCAATATTCCAGTTTTGATAAGATTCTATTGTGATTAGATTTTCCACTGTGGAAAATCTAATTAAAGTGAAAAACACAAAAGACTGTAATATCATCCACAATGACTGTACTATAGCATTTGAAAGCTGGTCAGGATACTTGATGAACAACAGACCAGCAGGAGATAATAATAACTTTGGAATTTTAATATCATTCTACTATGCTAGAAAAACTCAATTGTATATTACTGGCGGTTCCATGTACACTCGTGTAAATCAAGCAAACGAAGATTATAATACTTGGGGTCCTTGGATTAAATGCAGTAGTTAAACTCTAGCAATTATAAAATAAGAAGTCACACCTTTTCCAGAAAAAGAGTTAGATCCTTTTATAGATAAAGTTGTCGGATTTACTAGCCTAGCTTGAAATGAACTTATGATATTGCCTGTGTCTGTATCCATTGATGAGACGATAACATTCGCATTTTGCCAATTTTTAACTGCTACAGATATTTCAAAATTTTGAACAGAAGAGGTTCCATATTTGTATTCAAAAGAGCCATAAATAATTAGCCTATTTGCTATTTGAAACCAACCTTGATTATGTGAATTAAAATTATCTGTTCTGATTAGATTTTCCACTGTGGAAAATTTAATCAGTTCTAAAACAGAAGGGAATAACAGTATTCTTAAAATTGGAAATGTAGTTATTGAAAATATTTCTATTCCAGGTGGTACAGGTATTAGAACATCAATATTAAAAACAAGTTTTAAGAATATAATTTCTATATCATTAACTCCTTATATTACTTATGGACAACAGGAAAATAGCTCTCAATCAATTCATGATGATGATAATTATATTATTAGAAATAAGTCATTACGTTTTTACTGTAATGGTAACCAAACTGTTAATGTCTGTATCATAGGAATAGTTTAATTTAAACTCTAGCTAGGATTTAAATATATCCAATAGCCATTAATGTAAATGCTCCTTCAAAATTAGATACTGTAATTTGTGTAGTTGTACCCCAATCAACGGAAGGAGAAGTTGCTCCACTTGCTCCTGCATTGTTATCTGTTACCGATATAAACGGAATGTCTTTAAAAGGTTCATCAAAATATATTGAACACTTATTATTTATGTTTGCACTAACTTCTGAAGATATAGTAAATTGCATAATGCAAAGTCTATCTATTTTCATCTTTCTAAGGGTTGCATTTTTACAATTTGTGACTCTACTTGTTACATCTTTATTTTCAACTCTAAATAAATTTTCCACAGTGGAAAATCTATTTAAATATTCTGAAATTTTTAATGGTAGAGCTGCAACAAAAGGACAGGTGCTAGGTAGTATCCCAGACAATTCAAAATTTATAGAAATAATAGGAATAAACTATGTGAGTGATAGTAATTTCTACTATTTTCAGCCTATAATTCTAAGAACAGAAATTGTAAGAAATAAAGACGTGGCACTCGTTATAGGTATAACATCAGATATTAGAGAATTTATCTTGAGCTTTAAAAACAATATAATAACAATTACTCATTCTATGATTACAAACTCTACGGCTGATAATAATTTTATTGCCCAAATTTTATCTGTTAACGCTTAATCTAATTAATAGGATAAGTTATTGTGAAATAGTAAGCTCCTTGGTCATCATCTACACCTGATTTTGTTACATCGCCATTTGGCGATATATAAAATGTTGTTGATTTATTAGTATTTCTATAAGATGCAGAGAAAAAAATTGTACTTTTTGGTCTGAAATTTTCAGGGATATTCAAAACAACTTCATAATTTTTATTGTAGAAAAGTTGCCCACTATCTATTATTAGAGTTGCTAAATTTGCAATTCTGGTTACTCTTCCAAAAGTTAATTTTGGAATATTAAAAAGATGTTCTTCAAATCTAGAGAAATTTTCCAAAAACTTAAAAGCAATATAATAAACCTATCAAAAAATAGGAGGGTTATATATGCAATTAAAAATATTAGAAAATTTTAAAAAGGAAAATGTGGAAATTTATTTAGAGTATTTAAATAGCTGTAAGAGTAGTAATTGGGAAACATGGGAAACAACTTATAAAACATACTGCAACAATTTTAAATTGTTCCTGATGTGGTTTCAAAAAACTTACAAAAATAGACTTCTATTAAGTAAAGATACTCTTTTAGAAATGCCAGGAATAATAGAAAGTTATAGAAATTATTGTAGAGGTTTAGGAAATAGTAAAAGAACTTTAATGAATAAAACTACTGCAATAAGTACATTTTATGCTTGGTGTGTCAGAAGAAATAAAATTAAATATCATCCATTTTCAGAAAAATTGGATAGATTAAGATTTACAGAAAAAGATAAAATTAGAAAAAGTTATTTTTTAACAACAGAGCAAATATTAACAGTTAGGCTTTATATGCAAGTAGAATTTAAAAAATATGATTTACAAGATAGGATACTTTGGGAACTATTTTTAGATAGTGCATGCAGAATATCAGCAATTCAAAGTTTAAAATTAAATCAATTAGATTTAGAAAATGGTTATTTTACAGATGTTAAAGAAAAAGAAGGTTATATAGTAAATGCTTTCTTTTTTAACAAATGTAAGGAACTAATAAAAGAATGGATTAAATATAGAGAAGAAAAGGAAATAAAAAGTGAATGGTTCTTTATTACAAAATACAAAAAAGAGTATAGGCAAATGACACAAGGAGCAATTAGAGGTAGGATAAAGAAACTAGGTAGAATTTTAGGAATTGAGGATCTATATCCTCATACGCTTAGAAAAACAGCTATAAATTTAATAAACAATTTAGCAGGATTAGGACTTGCATCTAGTTATGCAAATCATAGTAGTAGTGGAGTTACAAGCAAACATTATATACAAAAAACAAGTGCTGCAGAAATAAGAAATACTCTTATTGTAGCAAGGAAAAAATTAGGTATTTTTTAGTAAATAAAGTATAGAGATTTTCAAATTTATAAAGAAATTTAGAATAAATTTTGTAACTTTGAACTTATTTTTATAGATTTTCTTAAATATAAAATCTAAGAATTTTATATAAAAAACTCTTAAAAGTACATTTTTAATTATAAAAATCTGAATAAATTTGAAAATCTCTATACTTTATTTACTAAAAA